TCATTCCATTTCTAAATCATCTATTTTCACTTCGAAATCCAGGCTGGTCGTAAATCCATTATCTGCCGTAACGGTATGGGTCAGCGTGGTAATGGTCCATTCCGCATCATCAATCTGCTTTTTGAACCCCTGCACCTTTACCGGCATTTCCGTATAAAGATCAGCGCGCCCTTCTGCCAGCTGCATAGAGAATGAGGCCACCCCACGCTGCAGGCGCTCCCATTGCATTTTTGCTGCCCGTTCCGCATTGCTGCGGTTCGCATAGGTCCGACTGAGTACCAGCACGTTTTCATCCGTACCAACCAGGTAATCCCCCTGTTTCTCCTCCGGCGTTTTTGTCGTTGTGGTTTTACGCTTACGCTTTACCTTTACCGCTTCTTTTTTTACCGGTTCCCGCGTATGCAGCCAGCTGGCAATAACACCGGTATAGGCGCCACGGTCAGCCAGGGTGAAGCGGTGGCTATCGCCATCTTTACGGGTAATCGTGATAACCGGCAGCGCTTTGCCACTGGCAGTTTTGCCCTGGCCCTGCCGTAGAAACAGCAGATTGCCATCCTTCACAGATGCAATGGCGCCATACTGGCGCGCCAGCCGCATCAGAAAACTGGCGTCGCTCTCGTTTGTCTGGTCGATGTGATCGATCGCTTTGTCGGTCAGGTCTTTGCCCAGCGCCATTTTCAGGTTATGGCGACCGGCAATATCTTTCACCACCTCCCCCACGGTTGTCTGGTGCCATGACTTTTCGCGGCGGGTATTCAGCGTTTCCCGGAAGTCAGCGCTGCGGGCGCGAATGGTCAGACGGTCAGGCGCGCCGCTGTGCTCAATTTCATCTACCGTATAGCCGCCCTTCGGGAACAGCGGCTGACCTTTCCAGCCCAGCGCCACGGTGATCACCGCCCCACGGCGCGGCAGCACAATCATGCCGTCTGCGTCGTCCAGCTCCAGATCAAGCTGGTCAGCCTCAAAGCCCCGGTTATCGGTCAGGGTCAGGCTCATCAGGCGCTTATCCAGCACCGTTGTAATATCCTTACCCTCAATCGTGACGCTGAATGCTGGCGTTTTGCTGCCGGTATTCAACAGCCCTGAATCTAAACTCATGACAGTAACCCTCCCACCGTTCCGCTGATGCTTCCAATCGCAGAAGTTGCCGTGTCCTGCAGAATGCCCAGCTGATCACTAAGGCTGCCGAACATATCCGCCAGCGACTCATCCACCCTTTTCAGTGACAATGAAAACTCAATGCGGCGCGGCATCCCGTCCCGGAAAAACTCTGCTTTCGTCTGGTTCAGCCCCTCGATCACATACATGCCATAAATCGTGCCGCTGCCCTCGATCAGGGGCCACGCCTTGCCCAGCTCCGCCATTTGTTCCAGCGCCAGCATAGACAGCCTGCCGCCGGTAATTTCCGGCAACAGCACCCCGGATAGCGTCAGCGTGTCATTATCCGGCCCCAGAAATTGCGTGGTGGCGCGACGATTTACGCGGCTGTTTGTCGCATGGCGCCAGCTGCGCTGATACTGCAGTTCCTGATAAGGGACCGTGCGCAGCTCGAAAACAAATAATCCCAGCACCATCATCATGAGTCATAGCCCCCCTGATCGCTGTAGTTACTCCGGGCCTTCGCCCTGATCCGGCGGTCGCGCTCATCGAGCTGCCGCGCCACCTCTCGCGCAATGTCCTGCGCATTCTGTCCTGGCTGCGCCTGGATAATAATCTGCGTGGGTGCGTCCACACGGATAACCGGCTGTACGCTGGCGCTCTGGCCCATCATTGCGGCGCCTGATTTTACCGGCAGGCTAAACGGATGAAGCGGTGCCGCATCGACCGGCGCCGCAGCCACCCCCATCATCCCGGCAACCACCGAGGCCAGCGCCGCTGTGCGTCGCCTGCTGGTTACGTTTACCGGACCGTTGATAATCTCCGGTCCGTTCTCCCCCACGATGCCAAACTGCCCGCGCGGAATATTACCGCCGGTGTCATACATCCCCGCGTAAGCCGGGAATCCGCCGGGCGGTAACATCACGCTGCCGTTACCGCCCACTGTGGCAGGCGTCTGATTTGGCAGCCTGGCGCTGGCGGCCTCTTTGTTAACCAGACCAAGTTTATCCAGCAACCAGACCACACCGGATTTCAGAGACTCCAGCGGATGCAGTGCCATGTTCAGCCCTTCCGCCAGCATTTCCCCGAACAAACGCCCCATTGATGCCGCACTCTGCAGTTCTGCCGCCGTCGATTTAACTGGCGTCAGCAAGTCGGTAAACCAGCCCCACAACTCCCGGACCTTATCCCCTACCCATTGAAATATGGGCATCAATGGCGCAAAGGCTGACAGAATTGGCGCAGCTGCCGCTTTGAATCCTTCCACCACGCCACCCAGAAAGGCGCTGATAGGCTGCCAGTATTTCCAGACCACCATCGCCACCCCAGCCAGCGCAGCCACCACCAGACCAATCGGACTCAATAGCGCACCCAGCAGACCGCCCACAGAAAACAGCGCCACGCGCAGCACTGCCAGCGGGCCCGAAACCAGCAAACGCAGCACCCCGCCCGTGCGGGTCACTGCAGCTGCGGTAGAAGGTAAAGCCTTAACCGCCAGCATCGACAGCGCGAACCGGATCACCGCAATCGGCCCCAGCACTGCAGCCACCGCCACCGCCAGCGTACCCAGCCCGACAGTGATCGCCGCCGTCGCCGCTGCCACTTTCATCAGCGTGCCAGCCAGCACGGGATTCTGCTCAACCCAGCGCCGCAGCGCCCCTGTCACGCCTTTAACCATGCTCATGATATCCATCAGCGGCTGGCGCAGCGTTTCCCCCAGGCTACTGAAAGCGTTCTGCGCGCCCGTCTTAACCAGCAACCACTGCGCAGACAATGAATCCTTGTTGATGTCGGATTCTTTCTGCATTGAGCCGTTCGCATCGGCTCCGGCAGTGAGTTTCAACTGGCGCTGCAGCTCCGGCAGGTTGTTCGCCAGTTTCGCGGCATCATCGCCAAACTCTTTACCAAAAATCATCGTCATTGCAGACAGGCGCTTATCCTGCGGCAGCTTGTTGACCTTCTCCAGTACGCGCTGAATAGTGCCCATGGCATCCGTGGTCATCTGCTTTTCAATCTCTGCCGGGTTGAGTTTCAGCAGGTCCATACCTTCAAAGAAGCGCTTGCTTTGCATGGTGGCAATGGAAAGCTCACGCACCATGGCATTTGAAGCACTGGCGGCAATTTCAGGCGCGGCGCCCAGAGAAAGGAAGGTTGAACCCAGCGCCGCCGCTTTGCGGAAGTCGAGGCGGTCAGCCACGCCCCCCATACGCTGCAGGACGTTGATAATATCGCCGCCCTTTGACATGGCGTTATCGTCCAGGTAGTTCAGCGCATCGCCCAGCTGCTCAATATTGCGCGTCGGCACTTTATACAACTGCGCAATTTTCCCCAGCCCTTCCGCCAGTTCATCGGCGGGCAGTTCAAAAGCGGTTGCCGCTTTCGCTGCCGTTGAGGCAAAGGCCAGCAGATCGCGCTTCTGGTCCTCAAAAGGATCATCCTGATTAGTCACGCCCATGCGGGCACCACCTTCAACCAGTGCCGCATAGTCAATCGCGCCGTTCTCCATCGGCAGTTGCTCACTGGCGGCTTTGATGGCGTCCTGCATTTCATAAAACTGCTTTGTGCGGTTGCCGTTGTCGTCACGCAGGCCGTTAACCTGTTTTGCCACGCCTTTCATGGCATCTTCCATGCTGGCATAGCTCCTGACCGCAGCCACAACCGGCGCCCCCATCGCTGCGCCAGCGGCTGCCGTTGTCGCCCCGGCGCCAGCGATGCGATCACGGACCTCAAGACGGCGGGAATACTGCTCACGGACCGCATTCATCCGCGCCTGCTGTTCCCCCAGGCGTTTGAGTGATTTCTGCTGACGGTCCAGCGATTGCCGCGTTTCGTCAGCATTCTGCCGTAGCGTGCGCTGGGCGGAACTCAGATTTTTTGTACTAATACCCGCAGCGCTTAATTCATCCCGCTGCCGCTGGGCAGATTGACGCAGCCCGTCAAAGGTATCTTTTAGTTGGCTGGCACGGCGTTTAGCCTGCTCCAGTTCTTTCGCCTGTTTTTTTGTCGGATTGCTGGCTGCAGAAAATGCATTCGCCAGTTCAGATACTTTCTGGCGCGCAGCCGCAAGATCGTTTTTTGCCCCCTCAAGCTGGGTGCGGACCTTGCGGAATCCATCAATACGGGCGGCCTGAGAATCAAGCGCTTTAAGGCTGGCACGGCTTTGCTGGATTGCGGCTGCCAGCTCCTTAGAGCTGGCCTGCGCAGAACGGAAGGGGCGGGTGAGTTTATCCACCGCGTTCAGAATGACCTGCAGGCGCAGGTTGTTATCGCTCATCGCTGGCTCCGCTTCTCTGTATCGCTTTGTACCGCCATTCCAGCACTTCGGTCAGCGGCATAACGTCAGTGACGGAGGGCGGCCAGTGAAAAATGGTGGCAATATCTGCCACCAGATCATCTACCGTCAGACTGTCGGTAAAGCGGCAAGCACCGACTTCTTCAACAAAAAAGTAACCACCTCAACAGACAGCGAGGTGAGATCGGCGGGGTCCAGCTCTGCCATTTCCTGCGGCGTCAGCGTCGGGGTGGAAATGCGGGGGATCACCGTCATCATGGCGCCCACGTCCATATCCATAATGGCCTGCAGGCGCGTGCCGCGCAGTGCGCCGGATTGCGGCTTGCGCAGTACAATTTCGGTGATTTCAGTTTTACCGCGCTTGATTGGGGTATCCAGCTGCACAGTTTTTTCAGTCAGTTTATCGCTCATTTTCTTTTCCATTCGGATTATGGCGCGACGTTCCGCGCCATCAGGTTAATCAAAGGCCAATTGCGCTGCGGTGTTCTTCCAGCAGGTCCACGCCATCAACAATTTCGACCATGTTGATCACATCGACCTCATACAGCACTTCGTTGTTAATGGTCAGCTTCGCATAGGTATTGGTGCTGCTGACCTTCGTGGAATTGCTCTCGCCCGTTTTCAGTTCGCCAGCGTCCACCTCTTTATGGCGCCCACGTACAACCAGCTCAACGGCCTGCACTTCGCCGGTATCATCACGCTGAATTGAACCCGTGAAGCGCAGCTGGATACCGTCGATGGTGGCTTTGCCCATCTGCTTGTACAGCAGTGACTCCATGCCACCAATTGAGAACTCGGTGTCCAGCGCGCCATCATCCAGCCCCAGATCCACATCCGCAGATCCCGGCATCCCGCCGCCGCGATACTTTTCAAACTTACGTGAATACTTTGGCAAGGTGATTGACTCAACAATCCCCATCCAGTTGTTCCCGTCGTTAAACAGGTTCAGGTGCTTTAACTTGCGTGGTAATGCCATGTATCCCCCTTATGCGCTGACGCGGCTGGCAAAATCGACCAGATAGCGATCGGTGATGCGCTGGCGCAGCATCAGGTTTTCAAGTGGCGGCACTGGCGTATAGTCGTAGTCGATCGCCAGTTTCCCGGCTTTCAGGGTGTCCTTATCGTTCACCGACTCATCCAGCCAGCAATCACCACCAATCAGATAGCCCTGGTTAACCAGGCTGCGCATTTTGGCGCGGATACCTTCGATAATGTCGCGGGCCAGTGACGGATTCAGCGGCATATCAACTGCCCACATATGCGCTTCCGCCATGGTGTCAGCCAGCACCTGCGCCGTGCGGGTGTAGTTTTCAAACTGGAACAGTGGATCATCACTGAGGCAACGGGAACCCCAGAAGCGGAAACCATCTTTACGAATCAGAGTGGTGATATCGTTCTGGTTAAGCAGCCCCGCATCCGTTGCCGGGTCCTGCAGATCCCAGGACACATCAGCGGACAGGCCGGTGACGCCATTCACGCCCACGTTAGACAGGGTTTTGTGCCAGCCGGTCTGCTCGTCAATTTTGGCGCGCATACCCAGCGCGCGAGCGGTGGCAAAAGCCGTCGCATCCGCCTGCAGCACGGTGTCAAAGTTGATAAAGTCAGGCCAAATCAACATCCCTTCACGCTGACTGAAATTCTCACGATAGGCGATCGCTTCCTCCACCGTTTTGCAGCCATAGGCGGAAAGGTAAGCGAACCCGCGCAGGCTCTGCGCCACGCTAAGCAGTTCAGTGGAAACCGCCTGCGTATCATGGCCCGGCACACCGAGGATGCGCGGCTTAACGCCCAGCTGCGACTGCGCAGACAGCAGCGCTTTGATGCCCGTTTTTTTACCGTCTGCCGTGACGGCGCCGATAATATTGGCGGTGGTTTCAGCTTCGGTTTCACCCTGGGCCACGCGGATAACCACGGTGACAGGCTTTGCCTGATCTGCAATGGCATCCAGCGAGCGGGCCAGCGTGCCGGACTCACCTGCTTTTCCGCTGGCGGTCAGCACATCGGTCAGAAGGACCGGCTTATTGAGAGGGAACACGGACGCATCGGCATCATCGCCAGTGCAGACCATGCCCACGATGGCAGTGCTCACCGTGGTGATCGTTCGGGTGCCTTCGTTGATTTCTTCAACGCGCACGCCGTGGTGGTAATCCTGAGCCATAAGGCATTATCTCCGGTTGACAGGGATGCCTTATGTTCTGGTTGATACGCACGCGGCGCACGTGTTTCTGCCTGTGCCATCACTGACACAATAGCGGGGTTTTCAGCCTGGCTGGCTGGCGGGAAATTTCTTATACAGCGTGGAAATACCCACATCAAAAAGCAGCGCCACGCGCTGACGTGTTTCACCTGCAGACAGTAACCGCCCGGCCTGCGCCCATTGTTCCGGTGACAACTTTGGACGGCGCCCGCCGATTCTCCCCTGCGCCCTTGCTGCAGCCAATCCCGCACGGGTTCTTTCCACAATCAGTTCACGCTCCATTTCTGCCAGGGCGCCCATGATGTGGAAGAAAAAGCGCCCCATGGGTGTCGAGGTATCAATGCTATCCGTCAGACTGCGGAAATTAACAGCCCGCTGCCGCAGCTCCTCCACGAGAACCACCAGATGCCGCATACTGCGCCCAAGTCGATCAAGCTTCCAGACAACCAGCGTGTCTCCCGGCGACAGGGTTTTAAGTAGCTTTTTTAATCCGGGGCGGTCCGATGTTTTACCGCTCATTTTGTCCTCAAATATCAGCTCACATCCTGACCGCTCAAGCGCATCACGCTGCAGCGCAGTGTTTTGTTCATTTGTTGATACGCGTATATAGCCCACTTGCAT